TTAGCTACATAGTTTGTTGTTCCGCTGGCATTAGCTGGAGTATATCCTAACCATTGAGCAATTGTTTTGTTAACCCATAATGTACCATCATACCCTAATACGTCTCCGTTAATAGGGACGTTTGTTATAATATCAACATCGTGGATTTCTTTTAATTCAAATCCGTTTTGTACGTTTATGAATATCTCTCCGTTATTAGAATTTACTCTTGTAACAATACCGATAAAAACTAAATGAGCTGGAGCATATGGCTTGTTGGCTAACCCGTAGATTAAATTTCCATTTACACCTAACCAAACGGGGTCTCCTGCTGTAGCTGTACTTGTGTCCAATCCAGATAATCTACCTATCTGTACAACATCTGCAAAACCATTAATAGCAACAGTTGCATTAAGTAATCCTAATGTTTTTGATGAGGTTGCTTCAGTAGTATTAGAGGCTAATCCAACGATTATATTTGTTCCGTCAGCCCCTGTTACATACACAGCTTGTCCTTTATTTATAGCGACACCTGCCTTAACTTGATTCTGAACAAAACTTGATGTAATTGGAGGGTTTAATGTAAGGGATGAAACAAGCACTGTTCGCATAGTTAATTCAGGAGGAGTTGGACTTATTGGAACATTAACAAACCACCCCCTTGCAATTAGAACAGACAATACAGAAAGAATGCGTATTACCTCAACAGGTAATGTAGGTATAGGAACAAGTAGTCCATCTATAAAACTACAAGTTGAAACAAGTGTAAACGGATCTGACGGTATTTGGGTAAGAAACACAAATACTGGCTCTTCCGCTTTTGGTAGTATTAATTGTGTATCTGGAGTGGGCGCAATTAATCTTAGAGCTTATTCAGCTGCACACGCTGCTTGGCCTAGTACTTCTATGATTCACTCAGCATCTGCTTTTACAGGAGGTATGGTATTGTTTCAAGACGGAGCAAATCCAATCCAATTTTGGACAAATGGACTTGAAAGATTTAGAGTTACAAGTGCTGGAAATGTAGGTATAGGAACAACTGCACCAGGCGGTAAATTACACGTTGTTGGAACATCTCCCAGTATATTTGTAGACACATCAAACACATTTGCATTAAGCGTAGGGGCTGCCTCGGCTACACCAAATATTGTTGCTATTGGAACTTCAGGAACAGGTGTTCCACAAATTCAAGGATATACAAATGGTTTTGCTGCTACGACAAATTTAGCAATACAGCCAAATGGAGGTAACCTTGGTATTGGAACAACTTCCCCTGGGGCTAGATTAGATGTGGTGGGTGTATTTGATGCATTGCCAGCTAGAATATTACGTCAAGCAACTTACGGGGAGATACTTAGAATAGGTAGAAATGGGGTTAGTGAAACAGCAAGTATAAATTATCCTGCTGATGGGGTATTTGCTATAAATACAGCTGGATCAGAACGTATGCGTATCAATGCCTCAGGAAATGTAGGTATTGGAACAACAAGCCCATCCTTTAAATTTAATGTAGTAACAGATGCTATTGCTGGAAGACAAAATCTTGCAGCGATTGACAGGGCAGCTAGTAATTTTGTAACATTTACAAACCCTCAATACAGTGTTGATGCTTCAATGGGATTAATGCTAAGGGTATTCCCACAAAGCGATTCTCGACAAGGAGCAGGTATTATTGCAAGTGGCGGCGCTTTAAATGGAGAAACTGATTTAAGTTTATTTGTTTCAAGTGGGAATGCATCTAGTGTAAGTTATGGTGCTTTAAACATAAAAGGGGCATCAGGCAACGTTGGTATCGGGACAACTAATCCGCTATTAAACTTACAAATTAATTCAACTGCTGGGAATAACTCTACGCTCGCTTATTCAGTAAACAATGTATTAACTTGGTATAATAGACACAACGCAAGTACGGGTAGCTTTGAAATTGTAGACGTAGTAAATGCTACGCCAAGATTAGTTATACAAACTAATGGTAACATTGGTATGGGTACCACGAGTCCAACTTCAAGACTAGAAGTTTTTGACGGAGATGCTTCTGTTACTACATCAGGTTCATTTTCATTCTTTAATAGCAATAGAAACTTTTTCTTTATGCTTTTCAGCATATCGTTTTTGAGCAGCCCTTCGTAGAACCTTTTGTTCTTCAGTAAGCATTTTTATCTTGGTGTAAGTTTCATTGCCAATGGTACACCTGAGTATTGACCTTGTTCATCGGATTTAGCCAATGATGATATAGCCCTGTCATACATAGTTCCCCAAGTGTTTATCCTTGCGTCATTGTATAAATAAGGCTCTGCCTCAATCAAAGAAGCATAGAGCAAAGCATCAGGAGCGATATTCAAAAACACATTTGACGCATTGGTGCTTGACAGATATGCAGGTGCAGCAAAGTACAACATTCTCAATGTGTAAATGCCATCAGGAGGAGGAGACAGTAAGAACTCGTTAGCAAGAATTGTGTAAGACTTAGGAACACCAACTTCTGATGCTCTTGGGTCATTAGACAATGCCGATGGGCTAGAGTAACTCATTGGCTGAATTGGGTTTGTCATTACGACAAAATCACGAATCTCAATAAAGTCAGCAGGTAACTCAACAGTAGAGTCACCAGATACAGTCGATGTCGTTACTGACTTTAGCATTTGACGAATACGCAACTCTCTACGGAGACGATTCTCAGCAAATGTAATGAAGTCTGGAATCTGGCTAGTCAAGTCAGACCGAGCCAAATATCCTGCAATTGAGGTCTTTAAATCAGAGTATGTTGCGAAACTCATACTACTCCTGTCCGAGTTCTAAAAACTCTGTTATCACGCTCGTTTAACCACGCCTTAAAACGCTTCTCGTCTAGCACAGCAAAACCACGCATGATGCCTTGTTTGTTGAGGTCATCAATAACTGTTAATGGAATTGATGCTACCTTATTGCCAAACATATCATCAGACCATCTTGCACGTTCATCAAAGGAGTTATATTCCTTTTTGTTTTGCTCAATGATTCCAGAAACATCTTGGCGAGTCTCAATAATGATTCCACCATTGCCATCGGCATGGACAGCAGATTGACGAAAATTGACAGGATTTTGCATAACCTAATTCTATCAGTTTGTGTAGAAAAGAAAATGCCCCAGAGGTTTAAGTCTGAGGCATTTTTCGGGGTTACCTTAGATTAAGGTGTCAGGTCAGCCAAAATGCCGTGAGCAGCTTGGTTTTTAACTTCCAAGGTGTACTCAGCCAACAATTGTGTAGACTCATTGTCGCCAGTCACAGCCAACTCGTTGGTCTGGAAAGGACGCAAGTAAGCAATAGCAGCCATGTCGGGGTCAACAATGAACGCTGTATCATCGCATGAGTTGGTAGAAGTCATGAAGCGGTTAGGCACAACAGAAATTGTACCGAAGTCGCTCAAATAAACGTCTGCCGCACCAATGATGGTAGTAGGCGCATTTGAAGGAGCCATGAAACGCTGAGCAGCGATACCAGCGAAAGCAGATACCAATTGCTTGTGTGCAGGGTTGACCATCAACACTTTAGGATTGCCACCAGAAGCGTACACTTCTTTGATAACAGTCTTCAAGATGTCTTCTGTGAAAGTGCGGTTTGTGCCGTTGGTACGAGCAGTAGTACCCAAGTCACCAGCCACGCCAGAAGTACCGCCATCATAGTTGCTGTTCAACCATGCTTGCAGACCGCCCAATTTACGAGCAGTAGTAGAGTCACCATTAGAAGCAACTTGGTTGCTCAACAAAGAGGTTTCCATGTCACGCTTGATTTCGGCAGAGGCTTTAGCCAACTGATAAGCCTTTTCAGACTTACGACCAGCTTTGTCAACAGACTGCAAAGTGCCAGAAATCTTGATTGTTTTCTGTGCAATCTGAGTGCGGTTGCCAACACGAGTTGTTGGAGACATAGTAGCGTCAGATGCTGTTGCACCCTCAACTGCGTAGTTAGACAAGCTGGCGGCTGCCAAGCTGTCAGTCTGCCACTCGTGATAAACAGCAGTAGCCTTTGTCTTGCCAATGGAAGACATGAAAGGTGTGTCTGTGGGGCTGATGTTATAGATTACATCAGAGAGGTCTTCACGCATACCGATAGCGGTATATGTTTGATAGGTAGCCATGTTAATACTCCAAATTTAAAAGAATCGTTCAAATGCTTTTGCTGCGTCAGTAACTTTTCCAGTTTCACGCAACCTTTGCATAGCCTGTTTATCTTGTGAAGACTTTGTAGGAGGTGTTGAAGTTCCAGAACGCATCATCTTAGGAGCAGCTTGAAGTTTCTTGGTTACTTCAGGCTTACTCTTTTGAAGTTGCTCATACTTCATTGCCTTATACAAGGTATGCACAGCACGAGAGTCATAAACGGAACTGAGTTCTTGGTCAGACCAACCTACAGACTTCGCATAGTCACGGATTTGTTTCCGAACCGCATCACCCTGTGGTGTAGCTAACTCAGGAATCAGACTAACTAGCTTCTCAGATTCTTGACGGAGATGGCTTTGCAAAGAGGCTTGATGCTCCGCTTGTTGCTGTTGTGCAATGCGTTGCTGTTCTTGCCTTACTACTGCAATTTGTTTCTCACGCTGATTCTGTTCAGCTACCGCTACCGCATAACCGATAGGGTCTGTTTCCTTTAGAACATCTAAGTCCACACCCCGATTTTGCTGCGTTAGGAAGCTATCCAATGCTTGCAACTTCTGGGCATATGCCTGTCGCTCTTGTTTTACATACTCTAAGTGTTGACGTTCAGCTTCAACAGCTTTACGTTGTTCAGCTAGAGCCTGAGACTTTTTAGTGTAGTCCGTACCTTGTTGATAACCTTTGATGAGTTCGTCAAGTTCTACCTCAACTTCCTCACCAGATGCCTTGACTTTATATCGAGGCTTTGGTTGTTCTTCTTCGGATTCCTCCTCAGAATACTCAACTTCATCAGATGCTTGTAGTTCTTCTGTTTGTTCCTCAGATTGGCCTTGTTCGGCTTCGTCAGAATCACCCATCAGTCCCTCAAACGCTGAAGCGGCTTGGTTTACATTTAGGCTTTCACTCCCTTGTGGGTTGGTGTTTTCCATGTGTCATCTCAAAAATCGCTAGACACCTTCTAGACGGAGGGTAAGGTTTCCCTTACAGAATTTTCCACTTCTTCTCTCTAATCACAGTTTCCGAGGCTAAGCCTTCTAGGTGTCCTGTAATTAGTTCTAATGTCTTAATGTGCCTGTAAGCGTCTTCACGCCTATCAGATTCTTCTGCACTTGTGTTAATTATTACACTAATCTGCTCTTTTTTCAAATTATCTATGACATCTTTGAAAAAGTCATCATTTAGTAAGTTTTTAGCCCATTGTGCGAGAAGCTGTTTGTCCATATTGGTTTTGTATTCCAGAAATAATGTCGTTGATACTCAAGCTACTTGCAGGAGGCATACCTTGCTTGCTACCCAAGATACCCATCAAATCGTTGTAACTCAGGTTTGATGGCTGTGAGTATTGCACAGGTGCTGGCACTTTGCCATAAGTAG